TGGTTATTGGTTTTAGGTGTTTTTGACTCACACTATTTAATGAGATGTATGGAATAATCCATTCTGGTAATTTTGTGTGGTCTCCATCTGCTGGAATAGCAAATGATTTCAATCCGAACCTAGCAAAATCCAAATTGTATTTATTAGGTCCACCAAATATTATTTTTCTAAGTTTTTCACGTATTTCTACATCCTGCATATTATCCAAATCAGATTCAGTACATAATGTTGTGTCAAACATATAAACTGCATCACCTGGAACAATATAATCATCAGGGAAAAGTTCATTCCATATTGTACTAGCTCTAGCAACAGCTATCTTTTCTGGTTCTTTTAATCCGTTTAACCCATTAAATCTAGTATAAATACCGAATGTTTTATCACCATTAAGAATACTATTCTCAATGTGATCTTGTATTTCTTTTACACCTTTGATAATTTCTGTAGGATTGTATTTTTCTGCTCTGAGAACGCCATACTCAAGCAGATGATTTATTTTTTCTGATACATATTCGTTCAATGAACTTTTACCAAGGTTTGAACCTGTGATTGCAAGTTGCATTTCTCTAGGAATCATTTTTCCTTCTTGAATAGTTTGAATACCAATATAATTCTTCTTTACATTGTATAATAGAAGAATTGGGAAGAAGAATTCATTTTTCATATACATAAAGAAACGTTCATCAGGATTATATGAATTACAACATTTTACAAAGTTTAAACAACACTCTCCTAAAAGATCTGTTACCAAACTTACAAAAATCATTGTCATTCTAATTTGAACTTTATCATCGTGCATTAAATCTTCTTTACCAAAGATTTTTAAAGTATTTAATACAATCGAATACATTGAAGGCATTGTTGAATCTGTGTCTCCAACGACACAAACCTTTCTAGGTTTAGTTTGATATTTAATAACTCTATTTGCTGTAATAATTGTGGCAAATGCAAATGATTTCATAATATCTGTCAATTCTTCCAAGGGAGTTTTAAGCCCATCTGGAATATCATAAGGATTAATGAATTCAATATCAGAATTAATCAATTCTAGAACTAATTTAGCTATTTTTGTATTTCTAGCTATTAATTCTATAGGATTATTTGCATAATAAAACTGAATACGTTTTTCATCTGACATGCTTGTAAACATGGTGTAAACTGATTTGAGCATTTTATTTATATCTTTTCTTACACCAACAATATCTTTTGTAATCATATTGAATCTATTTAAACAATCATCAATAGTTGGTATATATGTGATCCATGAATATTTTTCTTTAGGAATATTAAGTTTCATATCAAACAACATTTGCATCCAAGACATAACTTCGTTAATATTCTCAAATGTAAAATTACTTGCAAGATATCGCTCAATAGTCCAAACTTGTTCTGAAATGAAGTTTCTAGCTTGACTTGTAATTGCTCCACCCATATCAATATTTGATACATATGAAGAAGACATAGTCGAAGCCCCGTAGATACTGTTTGTATTCGATTTTACCTTATTCTGTTTATTATTGTATTCAAAATAACCATCAAAATCACCTTTAGCTTTACATTCTTTCATGATTTTCTTGAACACATCGCGATCATCCATCCATTTTGTAATAAGTTTGAAACTTGCTGGATTCCAGTTTTCGGTAAGCAAACCATTACTAAGAACGTTTAACTTATCTCTATGAATTTCATCGATAACATAATCGATATCAAATTGTAAATGTCTTTGATATTTATAAAGATTTCTACAATTTGCTATGAGTTTCTTACCACGTGCTCTCGATACTATCGATGAGACATATTTATGAACCCATTCTTTTGAAAGCTGATTGTTATACGTCATATTAATGATTTCTTCAACTTTCTTTTGATATTCGTCTAATAATGTAGGATATATCTGCATTAAGACCTCCAATATAACTATATGGTTATGTAATCCACTTTATAATATATAACTAAAAAAAATATGAAAAATTAATAGGTGTGGAATATTCCACACCTATTAAAAGATCTCCCCATTTTATAAATTGATTACCAAGAACCCATTTCGTCACCAGAACCAACACCTTTATTACCATCTGGTTCATGTGTAGAACCATTTTCATCAACAACAATAGGTTCCCATTGGCTATTAACGATTTGATCATTTGCAGAACGATCTTTTCGTTTATTAATAGCCTGATTTTGAGCATTATCAATAAGACTATTTGCTTCAGCAATATATTCATCAAGTTGTAATGCAGGCATATATTTTTGATACATACGTTGTTTAAATAAGAACCTTTGCATCTTGACCGATTCGGTGTCATCATCAGGATCAATAATAAGATTAATAATATTATCAACATATTGTTGAACAGTCCCGAATGTATCATTTGAGTTTTTCATATTAAGTGTTTCTGGAGCACTTAATGTAACAGTAAAGTCGTGTAGATCTAAATCTTTGTTAACTTGCTTATGTTTCTCATATAATTTATCCCCAACATACAAAACTTTTATCAATTTGTTAATAACTTTACCATAAATTTTTTGACATTTGATAATATCAAAACGATATTCAGCATTTCTAGAAGCAGCCAATGATGCAAAATCTTCTTCTTGATAAGGATTTGTAATAGTTATAGGGCACTTCAAAGATGTAACGATATCATTCTTCAATCTTTGTTCAAGATCGTCCTGAGGTTCAGCGGTATTAGTTCTAGTAAGATCTTCATATGTAAATAAAGTTTCTCCATCAAATGCTGGAACAATGATAGTTTCAGATAATGAGGCAGCTTTAAGAACACGGTCAAGAGATGTAAAAGGTGACTCAATATTCAATCTACGAGTAGTAAGAGCATTTTCAATAGCTCTAATTGAATAACCCATATTTTTAGCTTTACCAATATTTACAGTAATCTTATCTCTAGTTCCAGATCTAGTCAATCTAGTCATAATATTGTTCATATTAATAAGAATTGCTTCGTAACAAGTGAACAAACAGTTTTTCATGAATGACTGAGGAATTCCATTACCATCAAGCCCAGGTGTGAAATAACACATATATTTCTCTGGAATATAGACAATCTTTACTTTATTTTGAACAATAGCTCCTTCTCGTACAAGAGCCATAATTGTATTAGTAAAAGTTTCATCATCAGAAATATCATGTTGTTTGATTTTATGTTTAAGGATATTAAACATAATCTTTTTCATGATATTATTTCTATGAATAGCATCTTGTCCAGCAGGTCCAATATCAAATCCAGCAATATCCATACCACCAGCCATAGCAGTAGAACCAGCACCAGTTACGCCAAGTGTAGATAATTCTGAAGCAGGTCCAACACCACCAAGTGGTATATTTTGAACACCTGCCGAATATGAACCTGATGCTGCTGGAGATGGAGACATAGCTAAATCATTACCAATACCAAGATTAATAAACATATCTGTAAAGTTACAATTACGTTTATTTATTGATTCATAATTACCTGTATAAGCACCAACTTCAATAGCATAATACCCTACATGTTTACCAGATACAATTATAGGAATAACATCTTCAGCATCATATTCTTTTATAAGACAATTGTCAAGAATACTTGTTTTATTAGGCTCAAATACATCATCAAAATCATCAAGAACAGATTTAGGGCCATTTCTTTCAAGTTTACTTATAGGATCGTGATCATAATTCGGTATAGATTTTTCAAGACGGTCTTTGGCTTGTTGTTTTGCTCCATATGCCATTACTCCAGATTTAGGATCTTCATAATAACCAGTGAATTGCATTATGCGTCTAAAATTCTGAATAGATGTTGCTAATGGTGCTGAAGTTTGATCAAAAAATTCTATATTATCATCTATACGTTTGATAGCATTAAATATTTGATCTTTAAAATGGTCTCCTAAATCACCATCAATTTTAACTTTAGCATGAAGATCATTAAATTTAGCATTTGTAGCTTTTATTTGGTCTTCTTTATCTATAGCATTAGAACCATAAATGTCGATAAGTTCTTGATTTTTAGAACGATTTAAAGAATCATTAATATCTTCAAGTCCGTGTTTAAAGTATTCATTTAAATCTTCTTTTGAAATATATTTAGCAATAATACTATCTCTAAATGTTTTGAAATCTTC